TAGTTCTGATATGACTATCTCCTAATGTATATTGACTATCCACAAAACTTGCATTTTCGATTGCGGAATAATCGCCTTCTTTAGGTTTATATGATAATGTTATCTTGTTACTAAATATAATATCATTATAATAGTCAAATGCGCCTATTTCATTATAGATGTCTTTGAATCTTGAAACATTTAAAGATGATCCATACTTAATGAGCGCTTTATTTTTTGTGGACTCTTCTATTATATTTTTTTCTAGTGGAGATTCGTCAAGGTAATCTTCTTGATACAAATATGTTCTTGATAGTCTATCTGCGATATCATTGTTATATCGATTTCTTAAATCGATCGTAACTTTTTTCACATCACCCGAAAATCTTTCTAAAATATCATCTGTTATGATATAGACAATTGATATTTTAAACAATTCATATTTCTTAGCATATCGTGTTTCGGGTAGAAAAGCATTATTAGTCCCCAATAAGTTATCGTGGCCAGCATCATCTGGCTCGAACGTGAAATCAACGACTCTTTCACCAGTATTTACGTCTTCAAGAATAATCTTTGATACTACATTTGTTATCTCGTTTGCATTATAATTAAATGTTATCCCAGACATTGTCTCGGTAAATTTAGATATACTATTTGGAATATCCGAGTCATTATTAGTAAAACGTATATAACCCGTAAAGAGTGCTAGTCGTACATCTGATATATTATCAAAGAAAGAATCAGTGGTGAAAGTCATATCTCCGTCATGGAATAAATCGCCCCTGGGTCCTGTCACCGCTGGTATATCAATCAAGTCTTCGATACTAAAGGACGGAGAATCTTCTCCAAAAATATTAAGAGGAGATGAGTTATTTAATGCATCAATGAAGTCGTCGGGTAAAGAGGATAATTTATAAAACCGACCCGTTAAGCCATTTCCTCCATTATAGATAGGTGTCTTTATATATGAGCCGACATTATCCATTTTATTTTTGAATGTCTCGATACTGTAACCTAGTTCTGAGTCTTCAACATCAAAACTAGTATCATTGCCTATTCGTTCAAATGCTTTCTTCGCGTCGAATGTGCTTATATCAGATATGCCAATCAATGGATTCAAGTCGTCTAACGAAAGAGCGCTTGAATCATTATCAGCAAACAATCTTAATATGTTGTTAACAGCTTCTTTTTTATTCGCGACATCAGATAGTCTGTTATCCCGAAGTAGACCTCTTTTTTGAAATAAACTCATACCTTTATTTATATAAATATTACTATGGCAACTTATGCAGATTTATACGTAGATAGAGGAACAACATTTTCACGAACAATTGATTTGTCTGATAGTTCAGATTCAGGTGTCAGTTTATCAGGTTATACTGGTTCTGGTCAGATTCGAAAGACATATTCTTCTAGTACAAAGGTTGATTTCACCGTTACCACTAATGATAATGATTTGGTTATTGAATTATCCGAAGCACAGACAAAGGGATTAAAAGCGGGAAGATATGTTTATGATATTATGATCGATAACGGAACTGTTAGGACAAAGGTTTTGGAAGGACAATTACATGTAGAAAATTCAGTAACATTTGATTCTCCGTAATGGCCTTAAAAGCTAAAATAAAACGTCAAAATATAATAAAGGCGGATAATATTCAACTGGGTACTTTAGAAAAGGCAAAGGTATCGATCAAAAAAGAGAATAAAATTGTCGCTTCGATCAGGCGTGTGCTAAACTTATAAATAGTAATTATGGCTATAGTAGATTCAAGACAAAAATTAATTGATTACACACTTCGTAATCTTGGTGCACCTGTAATTGAAATTAATGTTGATGAAGATCAGATCGAAGATAGAATCGACGAGGCAATTCAATTTTATCAAGAATATCACTCTGACGGTGTAGTTCGAATTTATAGAAAACATCAGGTCGATTCAGATGATATCTCAAACAGATACATCTCATTACCCGAAAATTTTCTGTTTGTGAATCGGGTTCTTCCTTTTAGTTCTGCTCAAGATGGAACTGGTATGTTCTCTTTAGATTATCAGTTACATCTTCAAGATATTTACAACTTAAGACAACCTGGTCTTGTTGTGAATTATGAAATGACTAAACAATATATGTCTCTTATTGAAAGAAACATTAATGGTATGCAGGAGCTCACGACTTTCTCTCGGCACCAGAATAGACTTTATATTGAAACAAAGTGGGGAGATTCTATCAAAGAAAATGACTATATTATTATTGAAGGTTACGAAACGCTTGACCCCGACACATACAGAGATGTATATAATGACAGATTCTTAAAGAAATATGCCACGGCTCTTATTAAACGTCAGTGGGGGTTAAATCTAATTAAATTTGAAGGAATGCAGCTTCCTGGTGGAGTTACATTAAATGGTCGTCAGATCTATGATGATGCTGTACAAGATATTGAAAAGATTGAAGAAGATATGCAGCTTACATACGAAATGCCCGCTGACTTCTATGTAGGATAATGATATGCCAAGAAATCCATATTTTAGTTTAGGCGCGAAGTCTGAAAAAGGACTTTATGAAGATATAGTAATCGAAGGTCTTAAAATCTACGGGCATGATGTCTATTATCTTCCGCGGAAGATTATCAACGAGGACGGAATCTTCAATGAAGCAACACTGTCTGAATTTGGTCAGTCCTTTGTGGTTGAAGCCTATGTAGAAAACATAGATGGCTTTGAAGGAGAAGGAGATCTACTCTCTAAGTTTGGCTTAGAAATGAGAGATCAGGCAACTCTAGTAATTGCTAATAAGCGTTGGGAACAATTAGTAGGACGATTCTTAGATGATCCAACACAAGTAAGACCGAACGAAGGGGATTTGATTTACTTCCCAATGGTCAATACACTATTTGAAATTCATTATGTAGAAGAAGAAACACCTTTCTATCAATTACAAAACCTTCCTGTCTTTAAGTTAAAGATCGAAGCGTTTGAATATAGCAATGAAGCAATCGATACTGGTGTCGAAGCAATCGATAAGTTCGAAGAAGTGTTTGGTTCTCGTACTAGATTGTCTGTCTCAGACATAAATGGTACTTTCCTTGTCGGAGACGAAATAGAACAAACGATAAGTAATAGTCCGCAAATAACAGTAAAAGGAGAAATTGCTGAATTCGTAAATGATACAACTTGGGATATTGTTGGAATTAGTGCTTCTGATGGTTCAGACACAACTTTCACATTGGGAGATATTTCTAATCTAAATAGTATTCCGCCATCGACTGCTACAATCTCTAGCCCAGCATCTACTCATACGCCGATAGATGAAAATGATAGATCTGCTCAAAATGAAGACTTTGATTTAATAGGAGACAACTTTATCGATTTCAGCGAACTAAATCCATTTGGAGATGTTAGATTACCATAGTTATGTTATCAGGAACACATTTTTATAATCAAACAATTCGAAAAGCTGTTTCAGTTTTTGGAACAATATTTAATAATATTTCTATTAAACGTCATAATAGTGTGTCGGAACGAGTGCCTATTGCATATGGTCCTCGTCAGAAATTTTTAGATAGAATTCAACAAGGTTCGCGAACGGACGAGACAGTCGCAATCAAAGTACCAAGAATGGCATTTAATATTACTGACATTGCATATGATTCGACAATTAAATTAAATAAATTAAATAAAAAGTTTACTGGAGAAGAAGATACCAGTAAAAGCTTTATTCATCAAAGTGTGCCATATATTTTAAGTATGGAATTAAATATCTTGAGTAAAACTCAAGATGAAGCACTTCAAATTTTAGAACAGATTCTTCCTACGTTCTCGCCTGAGTTTACAGTTGCTATCGTTGATATGGAAGGAGAAGGACATAGTGTTGATGTTCCAATTACATTGTCTGATGTGTCTATACAAGATGACTACGAAGGCGATTTCGAATCACGAAGAACAATTATCTATACCTTAAACTTTACTATGAAAATCCGTTTCGTTGGTTCTACGAAATCCGGTTCTGTCATATATAGAGTTGATTCTAAGATACATGATGATTCAAGAGACGATAAAACAATTGAGAGTACACCAATTGAATCAGTTCGAACGGAAGCCAGCGGATCCCCTATCGAAATCACTGATACATTTGGATTTGATAACTCTCCATAATATATTATGAATAAAACAAAAGACGATATTTTAACAGCACTTGAAACAAACCTTCCCCAACAATTACAACAAATAAAAACTGAGGTAGCTCAGACAGAGATTGTTGCTGATACAGAGGAAGATTATGTTTATACTCGTAAAAAGATAAAAGAGTTAATCGATAAGGCAGAAGAATCGATCGATAATATGATGGCTCTTGCAAGTGAGACCGAACATCCCCGCGCATTTGAAGTTCTTGGACAAATGTTTAAGACTACTACTGATATGATGGATCAATTAATTACTCTTCAAAAGAAGAGAAAAGAACTCACACAAGCTGAAGATCAGAAAGCCTCATCTGGTGGTAATACTACAAATAATGCGATCTTTGTTGGTTCGACTACAGAACTACAAAAGTTTTTGAGCAAACAGAATGACGCTGGTTAATGAACAGAAAGGATATCTTGGTAATCCATTAATTAAGAGAGATGGCGTTCAAGATAGTTTTACTCAAGAAGAAGTTTCTGAGTATATGAAGTGTATGAAGGACCCGATTTATTTCGCGTCTACTTTTGTTAAGGTTATATCGTTGGATAAAGGATTAGTATCGTATAAGCCTTACGAGTATCAAGAAAAGATGTTCAAACACTTCAATGAGAATCGATTCTCTATTGTTCTTGCTTGTCGTCAGTCTGGTAAATCGATTTCATCTGTCATTTATATTCTTTGGTATGCTATCTTTCACCCCGAAAAGACCATTGCGATTTTAGCCAATAAAGGTTCAACCGCAAGAGAGATGTTGGCTCGTGTGACTCTTGCACTTGAGAATCTTCCATTTTTTCTTCAACCTGGATGTAAGGCGCTGAATAAGGGTAATATAACATTTGGGAATAATACAAAGATTATAGCATCTGCGACATCGGGTTCATCGATTCGTGGTTTATCGGTTAATCTTCTCTTTCTCGACGAGTTTGCTTTCGTTGAAAATGCTGCTGAATTCTATACATCAACATATCCTGTTGTATCTTCTGGTAAAGAAACAAAGGTTATTATCACATCTACCGCTAATGGTGTTGGAAATACTTTTCATAAATTATATGAAGGCGCTGTTCAAAATAGGAACGAATATAAAGCATTTAGAGTTGATTGGTGGGATGTGCCTGGTCGAGATGAAGAATGGAAGAAACAGACTGTAGCAAATACATCAGAACTTCAATTTGAGCAGGAGTTCGGAAATAACTTTCATGGTCGAGGCAATACACTTATCAGTGGAGATACTATCCTAAATCTTAAAGCCGAGAATCCAATAGAATTTAAAAATGAC